GAAGCACTGGGATCGAAACCCAGCGTGAGAGACGTTCTTTCTTTCTTTTTACATACAGTCAGGTATGTAAAAAGAAGAGTAAACGCGCCAAGTTTCTTCATCGGCGTCGTGTCGAAATGTTGTAAATCAACCGAGTTTCGCGGACACGTCTCTTGACAGTGTGAACATCGATTTTTGTTTTCCGTCGTCGTCCACGAGTTTTACGCCGAGTCGCGCGGCGACGAATTCGAGATCTCTTTTCACCCCCCTCACGCGTGGATCATCGATCGCGGTCATGCCCATGATTGGTCTTTGACTTTTCGAGGTGTATTTTTCACGCATCGAGGTACAGATTTGCTCGGTCGTGAATTTTTTCCACAAGTCCGATCCCTTCATGAGATCGCGCTCGGTCGCGTCCGCGAAGGGTGAAATTTTCATGTCCTTCGCCATCCGCATGAGAGCCTTCTTAGGGACGTACATGCACTGACGTTGCGTGGTGTATCGACCGCGCGCCATCGTCAGTTTCGGGTTAGGTCTCACGGATCCGTCGTTTTCGACGAGGTATGCCGGTGTGAGAGGCGGCTTCGAGCCATATTTATTGTACCGACGACGCAGACGCGGGTACACGTCAGTCTTGCTCCCCGGTGCGACTTTTCGCGTGCGAACTTGTTTGTTATTCTTCTGGATCAACGACTGTTCTCGTCTGATCAGTTCATCCTGATTCTCGGTGACACGACGAAAAACATTGTTGTTGTCAAGGCTACCCAGTGGTCTTCGCGACATCTATATTATCACCATACATATTATATTTATTGTGCCGTGGAAGGGCTCGAGGCTGTGGCGGCGGCGACTTCAGCCTTCGCCAAGTCGTTTTCGAGTTTTTTGGTTTCAGGCTTACGAACGAGTACATCGACCAGGTCTTGGAAAAAGAAAAGAACGGCAAACATGGCGATCACGGTGAGCGATGTGGTCATGGTGCTCGGAGCAACTCGATAGTAAATGGTCATCGCACCGAACAATGCGGTGAGATAATACGAGATGATGGCGAATGTGTCGAGGGACTCTGATTTTTTCCCCGACAATTGTACAAACTTACTCCCGATAGCGAGCGCGAACAAACCGGCGAACAGTTTAAATGACAATGGCTTGAGGAAAGCCGCCCCGGGTCGTGAGTTCATGTTTGTCGTGGACATTGTATGCTGTATATAAATATTTTATTATTACATACACATGATACCACTCCTGTTCACGCTGTGGTTCATCAGGTACGGTCGTCGGTGCCCGTGCGACGGTACGGTGACCACGGACTGTTACCGCACGGAGGCGTACGGGTTTCAGTACGGACACCTCTTCTTTTACATGCTCCTCGGCGCGCTCTACCCGAAACAATTCTGGTTCTGGATATCGGTTGGCGTGCTGTGGGAGATGTTCGAGTATTGGCTCTCGAGTAGACCAGACGTCGTCGCGTCCCACGGTGGATGTTTGTCACAGAAACAGGAAGACGACGACACGCCCATGTGGTACAGGAAAGTGTACGCGGGTGAACCCAAGCACGAAAATTTCATCGATCGCGCGTTGGGGATACGAAACAGTCAAGTCCACACGTGGCATTACAGCGTGGGCGAGAACGTCACGAACGTCGTGGGATTCGCATTGGGTGCATATCTTCGCAGCTTTTTTCCGAAACGATAGTAATGAACATCACCGAGATCCTGGAGGCGCGTGGGTTCGTGGTGAAACCAATCCGAGACGACTACTTGTCCGTGCGATGGGCGGATCGGGCGGTGGACAACGTGAAGCAATGCGTCGATTTCATGAACGGGCGACCGTCGGCGGAGACTGAAGAGTTATTGGCACTCTTGGAGGAGAACGAGTGGCGACTGGCGCTCGAGTATTTCGTTCCGATCGAATGGGGTTTCGTGATTACAACACGTGATTCCTAAAGTAATGGTCGAGCTCGCACCGGATCACGTGTTCGCTCTGTTTGTTTTGATGGGTGTAGAATGGTCCCCAAATTTCTAATTTTTTTCGCGCCTCGTCGTACCACAGGTACGAGAGTTCCAGAAACCTCGTCAGCCAATACATGCGATGCCCCTTTTTGCCGATGAAATCATAAATCATCTCGGGTTCGTAATCGGAGAGATCCATCTCCGAGTAGTGTGTATTGAGTGGCGGATCGTAGGGTGCCATTAGTGTAAAATCACATATTTTCTTTAACTATGTGTCGTCGCTGCATGACGACGATCCCGTCGCGCGACGCACACGCGAACACACCGAGTCGACACTCGTACTCGAGGGTGGATAACGTTTTAAATTTCTCTAGGTTTTCCTCGTACGAATCCACGAACACTTCGTCGACGAAATCCACGTGCGTCTCCGATCGACACATGGGACAGTTGTGCGACCAGCGTCTCAGACATCGAACGCATAACTCGTGTCCACATAGGAGGTCAACTCGTGGTTTGATTTCATAGCATACTGGACACGGCGATACACTATGTAATTCCACAGGACGAACGCACCCAGGGTGAGCTGCATCATCCTTCGATGCAGTCTCTGTGCGCGTCGGGTTTCGCATTCCATTAATATGTCGTCTTATTTTAAATGCGGGCGTTGAAGACTTGGGGGATCTATTACCTGGACCTGTACGCGGTCGAGGCGAACGACGCGGTGATGTTCGACATCGACGACACGCTCATACGGTCGAGAGATGGGTTGGTCATGTTGCCCATCCTGGACGTGTTGTTGTACGCGAAGTCGCTCGGGTACACGGTGATCCTCATCACGGCGCGTCCTAGATTACAAGAGGTCATCGACTACACTGTGGAGCAAATGCGCGAGCTCGGGATTCCGTACGATCAGATTGGGTTTTGTAACGCCGAGGACAAGGGACGACTCAAGATGAAACTCGGGTACAATTTCGTGTTGTCCGCGGGTGACTTGCCCACCGATCTCACGCACACCCGACACGGATTGAACACGCGCACGCTCGAACACTTCTAACACTTCCAATTCTTCCCGCACGTCATGCACGAGACGAACGTCGTCATGGGTTCGTCCGCCGATCTCGTCTGCGCCTGTTGGTACGTGGTTTTGTCCGACCCGCATCGACACTTGAAGAACCCCCTCTGATTTTTCTGTTCGTTGGCGAACCACTCCTTGCGAAGCTCTTTGTGCATGCGATCCTCTAACGATTTCGCGTACGGACCATCCGGACGGGCTTCCCACGGTTTGAGATTGACGAGATCCGACGACTTCATGATTTTTTTTTGAATTTTTTCCCTGAGCTCGTCGTTGTTCAACAGACTGTTTTTCACGGACAAGAATTTGCCCTTGTAAATGTTTCGAAAATACTCGTTCTCGAACGAGGCGTCGTCCTCTTTCACCTTGTCCACCGCGTGATTGAGGATGTTCTTTTCGAGATTGACGACGGTCGCGTCGGTCTCGGAAAGAGAGAGAATCTCTGCGAATTTTTCGACGACGTACGCGCGCGTGGCGTTCATGGCGCTCTTTTCAACATGGATGCACATCTTTAAGCGATGGGCAAGCCTTCGAACCCGGTGCGACCTCGCTTACAATCCTCGAGGTTTTCCGGCGAGCACCGATCGAAAAACCCGCTCACTCGACGAGCGATGTTGAGGTCGATGCGATCGGTCTTCCAGTCGTCGCGCACGGAGTACGCCTCCTCTCGTCCGCTGCTGTAGAAGAGGTAGCCGAGAATGAGGACGACCGCGATCATTACCCAACGGTTCATGTTCTGTATACTACATGTGCATATTTTAATTATTGGTTGGTATCCACGCGTCGCCGTTGAGGACCGCCGTCGTGTACTTCATCGCGAGTTGGAAATGAATATACGGCATCGCCGGCACTTCCACCTCGACGCGCAACGGGTTCATCTCCATCGCCTTGACGATGTCCACGTCCGACGCGTGCCCAGACGTCGCCTTCGCCATGGCGTTGGTGAAATATTTCAACCACTCCACGTGTTCGTGATTTTTGCAATTGAATTTTTTGACGAGCTCCGTCATTTTTTAATTACACGCGCTCGTTTTCTATAAGTAAACGCGCACTCGGATCGCTCTGTTCCGTCCATCGGGGTCGCCAGTACTCTCGAATCAGTGAATCGTTCACGGATCCAAAATGCGACCAAAAAATTTCCCTGTAAAACGCCTCCTCCTTCGTCCTCGGCTCGTTTTGTCCGCGACACATGAGACGTATGCCGTCCATCATCGAGTCCGAGATGTTGTCGCCCAAGTCGCGGAGTCGAGACACCCACGCCTTCCCGACGGCGTCCGAGAACGCCTCTTTGTGTCTGTACAAAATCACGTCCGGGAGGTAACCGTGGAACGCTCGACGCAGAACATCCTTCTCGAGTTTGGTCACTTTCAAGGGTTGGGGCATCGTCATGCACACTTCGATGAAATCCTTGTCCAAGAACGGCACGACCAAGTCCAACCCCCACGCGGCGGCGCACCGATCCGCTCGGAGTCCGTCGAACTGGTGTATCAGACGAAGTCGTCGCATCGTCTCCATGGAAAAATCGTTGACGTCTGGGGCGTACTTAAAGTAGTAATACCCACCCAAGAGCTCGTCGCTCCCTTCGCCACTGAATATGTACCGCACGTCCGTGTTTTCGCTGATGTATTTACACAGCAGGTAATTCGGGACGCTCGCGCGAATGGTCGTCGTGTCCCAACTCTCGACGCTTCGAATCACGTCCTCGATCACCGCGAGACCTTCCTCGATGGTGTACTTGATTTCCGTGTGATTGCTTCCGATGGCGTCGGCGACCACCCTGGCGGCTTCGAGGTCCGGGCTCCCGTCCAAACCGATGGAGAACGTGCGTATGGGTCGCGACGACATGCGCTGGGCGATGGCGCACACCAGACTACTGTCCAATCCCCCGGACAAGAGAAATCCTTTGGGTCGATCGCTCATGTTCAGTCGAATGCTCACCGCGTTCTCCAAAGTTTTTTGTAAATCGAACGAGGAAGGGGACGATCGCAGCGCGCGTTCGCTCGCGTTGATGCGCCAGTGCGTGGTGTAGTAACACACGAAATCATCGATCGTCGAGTCGTAAAAGTGACCGGGTGGGAACACGGAGATCGGTGTTCCGAGAAATCGCAACGCCTTCGCCTCCGACGCGAACGCGATCGAACCGTCGTCGGTGTATCGCGTGTAAAAAAGTGGACGCACACCCACGGGATCCCTCGCCGCGATGACGTGCGACCCGTCCGTGTACACGAAGGCGAAATCGCCGCGCATCATCTCGAGCGCGTTCCTGATCCCGAGCAACCGGATCACGTGCATGATCGGTTCGCAATCGCTCGAGCTCGTCTCTTCGCCCACCTGGAGATCCTTGTAATTGTAAATTTCCCCGTTGCACGCGAACGCGATCGCGTCTTTGTACACGAACGGCTGCATACCCGACGAAGTCAAATCGTTGATGGCGAGTCGATAATAATCAATCTGACATTTCCCTAACGTCACAGATTTGAAGTCGTCCGGACCTCTGTGTGTGAGGAGTCCCTTTGGAATATTTCTTCGTTCATCCCCGAAAAGACAGACGATGCCACACATGACATCCATTTTCATTTTATTTTTAATCGCATCTCGAGGTGTTGACGTAAAATGTCGGGATCCTCGACGCCGTCTATGTTTTGTCCACGCATCGACACCGATTGAACAGTGCTCGACGGGGCGTACACGAACGTGTGCACGTAAAAAAAGGACAAGCCCGACTTCATCGCGATCGAGTCCAGATCGCATTCGTGCAAGTCGACGACGTTCAAGTGACGTCGTATGGTTTCTTCGTCCACGACCTTCTTCTTGTGATTTTTGCGGATGAAGACGTTTTGTCTCGTCAAGTCGAGGACGGGGAACTCGCCGTGTTCGTGTCGAAACCTCGAGACGTACGACGCGTACTTTTCGGCGACTTCTTTGTCCTTGAACGTCAACATCCGCGGTTTGTCGTCGGGATCGGTCATCGTCACGAACCCCTTCGTGAATTTGAATTGAATCGCATGGAACATGTGCATGTGTTTTCTTACTTTTTATATGTGATTTATTTTTATGTCCCATTTCCCTCAGACCGCGGGACAGTGCAAATATCTTTTGGCCTTACAATCGTCCAAGTCGATCGTCATCGGGGTCGGTCCCGCCGGGTGTGGGAAGACGATGTTGGCGTGTCGACAGGCACTTTCGTTCGTCGGTGGCACGAATCGCGGACGGATCGTCATCACACGACCGATCGTGCCCGCGGACGATCGAGACCTCGGGTACTTACCCGGAGATTTGGAGAAAAAGATGCTGCCGTTCACCATGCCCATGTACGACGTCTTCGACAGCACGTATTCGCGAACGACCATAGATAGATTTTTGACCGTCGAACCCCTGGGGTTCATGCGCGGTCGCACGTTCACGAACACGTGGTTGATCGCGGACGAGATGCAGAACGCCACCAAGGAACAGATGAAGATGTTGATGACGCGCGTCGGGTACGGGACAAAACTCATCATCACCGGGGACCCAGACCAGAGTGACCTCGGACCGGATAACGGGTTGTCCGACCTCCTCGACCGCGTCGACGGGTTGGATTTGAAACACCTGGACGTCGTGCACATGGGGAACGACGACATCCTACGCCATCCGAGTGTTCAGGAGGTGATTAAAATTTATGAGGTATAGTAGTAATAGATGTCGGACGTCGTCATCGGTCTGTTGTGTATGACGAGCTTCGTCGTCGCGGTGTCGGCACCTTTCGGATACTTACCGGGCACGGATTTGTATTACATTCGAAAACACAAGGCGGATCAGTACGTGAAGAAGGTGAAATATCTCGCCAACGAAATTAACAAGGGTCGAATCGTGACCGACGTCGGGTTTGAAAATTTCAGGGAACTATTCCAAAACATAGAAAAAGTGATCGACACCGACACCGAGACCGTGGCGCGACGCGTCAAGGACCTCGGTCGCAAGGTGACCGTCGCGAAGGTTTTGTTCGATTACACGGAACGCGTCAAGGATGATCGCGATCTCATCATCAGACATTACTCCGTCAAGTGAAAAAAATGTAGAACACATGTAACGTAACGAATGGCGGTGAATCCGGTCATCGGCATCGGACTCGCGTTTGTCTGCGTTGTCATCCTATTATGCGCGATGATGATCACGACACTGATCTATTATCCGAGTGCGAGCCCGAGCCCGAGCCCGAGCCCGAGCCCCTCGGGTGGCTCTGGGACGGGATCCAAGAAGGCCTCCCAGAAGGAGGTCTTCTACATTAAAGGATCTGCTGATGGTTCTCCTTATACATTTAGTAAGGATGCAGCGAAGGCTGCCTGTGTAGCTGCTGGTGCTACGCTTGCTACGAGTGCCCAACTTACATCAGATCACACGGCTGGTGCCGATTGGTGTGCCACTGGTTGGCTCAATGATAAAGATCCTTCATATCCAATTACAACCTCCCTACAACCAGGTTGTGCTACAACCCCCCAAGTTGTTACATGGAAACCTCCAAGTGATTTAGCGGGTGCGACCTGCTATGGTGTAAAACCCACAAAAGATGCCAATCCACTTGTCTTGCCATTTAACGAAGAAAAATGGAGTAAGTATGATACATATTCCGGTCCCAAGAAGGAGGTCTTCTACGTTAAAGGATCTGCTGAGGGTTCTCCTTATACACTTAGTAAGGAAGCCGCACAGACTGCCTGTACAGCTGCTGGTGGTAGACTTGCCAGTATGCACCAACTTACAGGTTCTCACACGGCTGGTGCCGATTGGTGTGCCACTGGTTGGCTCAATGATAAAGATCCTTCATATCCAATTACAACCTCCCTAAAATCAGGTTGTTCTACAACCCCCAAAGTTGTTACATGGAAACCTCCAAGTGATTTAGCGGGTGCGACCTGCTATGGTGTAAAACCCGCAAAAGATGCCAATCCACTTGTCTTGCCATTTAACGCAAGTAAATGGAGTCGTTACGCCTAAGTTTGTGGTCGTCAGTGAATGTGTAATTTGAATTTTTTCTCCATGAACTTGATCGCCTTCGACAGCGTCGGTTGACTCCACAAGAGCCATCGAGACCAGAATCCTGGTGTCTTCATGCCTCGTGTGCCCCACGTCTCGCTCGTACTCTTATCGATCCGCAACATGAGCGCGTGTACCGTCGACGGATCGTCCTCCTTCTCGATTTTCTTCGAGATGATTCCCCCGTGACGACGCACGTAGTTGCGCATGCGCAGACTGTTCTTGTGCGTCGTGTAGTCGTCGTATCCTCGTGCACCGAAATCGACCGTCGTTCCATCGTGAAGGGTGACACGCCATTTCTTCGTGGATATCGGACTCGGGTTCAGGCGAACCGTGCGCATATACTATACGGCTTTTATTTGAATTTCGTACATTTCCAAAGGAACGACGACGTCGTCCCGTTTGGAAATCTACTGGAGGAGCTGAAAGAATGAGTGATTAGCGTTTGCAGTTCGGGCAATACCCGGATTGCTTTTGGCGTCGTTCGTTCCACACGAGGGCGGCGGCGATCACGGCGGCGACGATCAACCCGTTACGACCGAGCTGGGCGCGTTGGTAGTACGCCACGGCGACGATCGCGATGGCGATCATTTGGGTCTGTGAGATCGGGAAGCCGCCTTGTGCTGGAGGTGCGCCGGGGGTGGCGGTGGTGATGGGCGCGGGAGACGGACCCATCATCGCGAGCATGTTGTACTGTATACTGAGATTTTTATCATCATAAATCGTAGGGTACCGTAAGGCTCCCCCGCGCGCGACGATAAAAAAAATCTCGACATACATTACAACAAACAAATCATCATGGTCCTCACCAGACGACAACGGATTCTTGCCGCGCGTCGCGCGGCTGTGACCAGGAGCCTCACGCCCAATGCCGCCGCGACGAGGATCCAAGCGCTCGTCCGCGCCATTCAAAACAGAGAACGCATCGCCAACATGAAGGCGAAGCGCATCGGACAAGTCCTCAACAAGCGAGGACGCGGTACCATCGCCGTGAAGGGTACCATTCCGAAGGCGAAGGGCGGACCGCGCAAGGTCCGATCCAACAAGGGTGTCAAGCGCGGTCCGCGACCCGCGACGATCGAAAAGCGAAAGCTCGCCCAGGCGGCTAAAAACGCCGCCAAGGCGAACAAGAACGCCATGCGCATGGGACAATTCCTTAACAAGCGAGGACGCTTCAGCGCGCTCGATCGCGCCGTCCCGAAGGCGAAGGGCGGACCGCGCAAGGTCCGATCCAACAAGGGCACGATTCGACCCGCGACGATCGAAAAGCGAAAGATCGCCCAGGTGGCTAAAAACGCCGCCAAGGCGAACAAGAACGCCATGAAGGCGATGAAGATCGCCAAGGCGGTCGAGGCGAAGGCTCAAAAGAAGCTCAACACCCAAGCGAAGCGCATCGGAAAATTCCTCAACAAGCAAGGACGACGTGGTACCATCGCCGTGAAGGGTGCCATTCCGAAGGCGAAGTCCCCGAGTGGACCGCGCAAAGTCCGATCCAACAAGGGTGTCAAGCGTGGTCCGCGACCCGCGACGGTCGAAAAGCTCCTCGAAAAGGCGAACAAGTCTCTTCAAACGGAAGCCAACAGGCTCAACCGCGTTCTCGGGTTGATCAAGAAGCGACGCAGCCTCACGCGCAACCAAAAGGACCGCGCCCTCATCAACGCCGCGAAGATGAGCGCGAAGAACCTCCGCGCCAAGTACATCATCGTGCAAAAGCGTGAAAAGAAGGCGATGGATGCGGTCAAGAACGCCGTCAAGAACGCCGCACCGCCGGCGGCGAAGAAGTCGGCGAAGAAGCGACGCTCCGCGAACGCCAACATCGCGGCGCAAAAGGTCATGACCACCGGTCGCCGATCCCGATCCACGGTGAACAACCTCAACTAACCTCAAAACGATTCGTCGTCATCACATTTTTACAAACACGCATTTGTAAAAATATGAGAAAAGTGAGCGCGCACGGGTGTGGATTTACGATCCGTACAACACACCGGCGAGACCGTCCTTGATTTTCATGATGTTCCAGTTCACGGCGTACACGCGGTGTTGGGTGTTGGCGTTGCCGTGCGGGTTGTAAATTTGGAGCTTGGAGTTGTCCAGGCGAGAGTAGTTCAGGCTCCCCGACGGACTCGATTTGTTCAGGTAGAGCGCGAACGGCCAGGTGAACGTCGGGCTGTTGTCGAGTCCCATGTTCGGAAGCACCGTGCAGTGCGTGAGCGGCACCGTGGTGTGGTGGAACACGTTCGACGTCTCTTCGAACAGGGGCGTGCCGTTGATGTACAGCGTCGCCTTGTCGAACGAGTATTGGCTCGACCAGTGTCCACCGGTGCCCGCGCCGCTGGCGACGTGGAGCGCCATGACCGGGTGGTTAAACGTGGACAGATCGATCTCGGTCTCGCTTTGACTCGAGAGTTGGTACTGCACTTGGCGGATGAGGAGCTCGTGCACGTTGTCGACGAACCACTTGCGCTCGTCCGTGTCCAACGTCGCGTACGTGCAGTAAATCTTCGGCGTCGCGCGCGGAGTGAAACCGTCCCGACACTTGATCTTCAACTTCACGGAGCTGAATTGCATGCACACGAGCGGCAGACTCTTCGTCCAGTCGTCGCTGAACCAGAACGGAATCGTGTAGCAATCGGCGTAGCCCGACTCCGCACCGTACCCGTTTTCGAGCGTGTCCCCCGTGAGTTGCGCCCCGGACGCCTTGGCTTCGGTGGAGTTGTAAAGGAGGTTGTGCACACCGTTGATGTACAGGGAATCGACGGCGCAGATCATTTGTCCACCCACCCACAACTCGAACGTCGTCGGGCGCTGTCCGGCGTTGGACGAGAAGAGACCGGTGGAGTTTTGTCCTGCGGTGCCGATGCGCGGGGCTTCGATGTGGATGTGCGTGAGGAGATCGCCCTTCACCGGGATTTCACACATCACGTCGCCCGTCGAGGAGAAGGTGCCGATGTAGTCGACACGCTGGGTGTTCACTGCGAAATTGGTATACTTACGGTACACTTGGCGCCAGTAAGAAATTTCCGGTTTGGAGGTCAAATGGATGTCCTGCACTCCCGTGGAAATGACGTCGACCAACGCAGCACTCATGTTGATTACTATTAGTGTAAGATAAAAAAAAGAGGCGTCATTCTTTCACGCGACATGGTGACCTTCCAGGTCATCGCCTGGGACGACCGAGACGAGGACGACAAACATTTGATCTCGATCTATGGGAAGACCGAGGACGGGCGATCGGTCTGTGTGACGACGCCCTACGTCCCGTATTTCTACGTCAAGTTCCCGAGCGACTGGTCGACGTCGGACGCGCACGTGTTCGTGCGAACCATGGAGTCGAGGTGTAAGGGTGCCCTCGTCGGTCACGAGTTCGTCGAACGCCGAGACATGTGGGGCTTCCAGAACGGCGAGGTGTCCAAGTTCGTACGCCTGGACTGTCAGACACTGAAGGCGCGGCGTCTGCTGGACTGGAAGATTCGGGACCAGTTTCCAAAAGTCCAAGCCTTCGAAGCCAATCTCGACCCGGTTTTACGGTTCATGCACGAGACAAACATTCAAGCGACCGGGTGGGTGTCTGCTGAGGAAGGAATCAACCCATCCTTCGTCGCACACGTGGACGTCGATCTGTGGATGGATGACTGGACGCAGCTGCGACCGGTCGATCGGGACGACGTCGCCCCGTTCGTCATCGCCAGCGTGGACATCGAAGCGTACAGTAAGTCACACAAATTTCCAAACCCACAGATTCGAGAGGATGCGTGTTTCCAAATCGGCGTCACCCTGTGTCACATCGGCGCGGACACGCCGTACGACGAAGCGATCTTTTGTTTCGGGCAGACCGATCCCGTGGCGGGCGTCCGCACCGAGAGCTTCGCCACCGAAGCCGGCATGTTGGCGGCGTTCAGGGATTACGTGCACGAGAAGAACGTGGACGTCATCACCGGATGGAACATCTTCGGGTTCGATCTCGAGTATCTGTACACGCGCGCGCTCATGACGCACTGTCATAAATTTTTCAACCTCGGTCGACGTCGAGGGTTCTCGAGCAAAATCGTGGAGAAAAAGTTGAGCTCGTCGGCGCTCGGGGACAACGTGTTGAAATTACTTCCCATGCCGGGTCGTTTCGTGTACGACATGTTTCAAGAGGTGAAGAAAAATTACAAGCTCGATTCGTATTCGTTAAACAGCGTGTCCCTGGTGTACCTGAACGACTCGAAGATCGACATGCCGGCGAGGGAGATGTTCAACCGGTTCGAGCGACAACACCCGAAAGAAATGTCCGAAGTCGCCGAGTACTGCGTCAAGGACACCGTGCTCCCGCATCGCATATGTAAGCGTCTGTGTCTCGACGTCAACCTTCTGGAGATGGCGAAGGCGTGTTGGGTGCCCCTGTCGTACCTGTGCGAAAGGGGTCAGCAGATCAAGGTGTTCAGCCAGGTGTGCAAAAAGGCGAGGGAGTTGGGATTCCTGGTGAAGACGATTCGCGCGAAGGACGACCCGGGGTCGTACGTCGGCGCCACCGTGCTCGACGCGCAGAAGGGAGCGTACTACAAAAACCCGATCACGGCGCTGGATTTCGCCTCGCTGTATCCGAGCATCATGATGGCGCACAACATCTGTTACAGCACGTTGGTCATGGACGAAAAGTACGATAACCTTCCGGGCGTGGAGTACGACGAATTTCACGTCGCCGGGGTCACGCTTCGGTACGCCCAAAACGTGCCCTCGATCTTGCCGAGCATTCTGAGTGATCTCAAACAGTTTCGCAAGGCGGCGAAGAAGCAGATGGCGCACGCCGAGGGGTTCATGAAACAGGTGTTCGACGGTAAACAGTTGGCGATGAAAATCAGCATGAACTCCGTGTACGGCGCCACGGGAACGAGCGTCGGGATCTTACCGTGCGTGTTCAAGGGGTGCATGGCGCTCGCGGCGACGGTCACGACCAAGGGTCGATCGATGATCGAGGACACGAAGAATTACGTCGAGACGAATTTTCCAGGAGCTGTCGTTCGGTACGGAGGTACGTGACGTGACGACCCGCGCGCGCGACGAAACGTTCGACGACCGACTGACCACGACGACCCGCGCGCGTAGACACGGATTCCGTCATGGTCGAGTTCGATTGCCAAGGACGGACGGGCGTGGACGCGATCGAATATTCTTGGAAACTGGGGGAACAAGCGTCCTCGGGTGCGACGAAATTGTTTCGAGCCCCGAACGACCTGGAGTTGGAGAAGATTTACCACCCGTTCCTCCTCTATTCGAAGAAGCGATACGCGGCGAAGATGTACGAGATGGGTAAGTCCGGGACCGTCGAGTTCAAGAAGATCGACATCAAGGGTCTGTCGTTGGTTCGTCGAGACACGACCAAACACTGTCGAACCGTGTGTCGAGAACTGTTGGACGTGATTCTGAATTCGTCCGATCCCCAACCGGCGATCGACTTGGCGCGCGAACGCGCGTTGAGTCTTCTCACGGGGGAGATCCCGAACGCCGAACTCATCCTCAGTCAGACGCTGAGCGAATCTTACAAGGTGAAGGGTGAACCCGTGTCCGTGACGGACGAGTTGGCGAGTTTACAAATCAATCAAGCACACGTGGCGGTCATGCGGAAGATGCGCGAAAGACGCCCCGGGTCGGAACCGCAGACCGGCGATCGCGTGCCGTACCTGATCGTGCGCTCGGAAGATCGCAACGCGAAAGCGTTTCAAAAGAGCGAAGACCCGACGTGGGTCGAACAACACGATTTACCGATCGACTACTTTCACTACTTTGAGAACAAATTCTCGACGCCGGTGTCGGACTTGCTCGAACCCCTCGTCGAGGGCGACGCGAAGCGTGAAATTTTCGGGGAAATCCGCGGTCAATACCGTCCGAAGACGACGCGCGAGCGCAAGAAACAACAAGGACCCACGGACGTGGAAAAAAACGCCATCGCGACGTTATTTAAAAATTATACCACCAACATCAGTAAGTAGAATGGATGCGGTGCTCAATCAGGTGGCGCAGTTGATCACGGATCAGGTGGACATAAAGGTGGAGAAGAAACTCGCGGTGTACATAGACATCATCTCACGAAAACACGGCATTTCGAAGTCGGAGTTGTACAAAGATCTCAACGCCATACTCGAGAAAGAGCCGTTGTGTCAGGGGGTGAAAAAGGATGGGACGAGGTGTAAACACAAAGCGATGGCGGAGGGGTACTGTTCGATACACATGGAACAGCGACGATGCACGACGCCGGTCGTCCTGCAGAGTTCGCACAACCACGGTTTCGACGTCCCGTTCTCCGCGACGTGTCCCGCGTGCATCTCGGATCAACAACGTCAGACGAGAATGTCCGATTTTCAATTCCCCTTTTAATAGTATGGTGATGTTCACGTTTCCGATTCGCATCCACATCACCGACACCACCACACCCGACGACCTCGACAGACACTTTCAAAATTCATGGAGACTGTGCACCGGTCGGTCTAACAAGATTCGTTTCGTGTTCGACATTCGTGAGTGTCGACACATCTCCTTGCGAAGGCTGTTGGGTATGCGATCGGTGCTGAATAAGCACAGGGCGAACTCGCGCGCGCACATCGATCACAGCACGGTCGTGGTCGCGAACGACACGACCAAGAACATCCTTCGCATGGGGTTAGCGATCATACGGACGGAGCGTCCGGTGAAGGTGATCAAAGTTTAGTTTTTTTGACGACGACGCAAGAATTGCTTGTAATTTTTACTGTACTTTTGGAGAATCTTCGAGACTTGTGCGTCGGTGAGCACGCGCTTCTTCGCGTTCTTGTTGTTGCGATTTTGAATGTTGAAGAAGAGGTTGCGTTCCTGTTGCGTGATGTTTTTGGGCGTGTACCCGGAAGACGTGTTCAGAATGTTGTTCATGATGGCTTTCGCGCGCGCTCTCGCCACTTGTTTCTGGTTCGTGGGGAAGTTGCGCTGTCTTATCGCCATGGTGAGCGGAGTGTCGCCATACGATTGAGTGTTTTTAAACTGCGTCGTCGCCTTGAGAGAAGGAAGGGTCTTCCCTTGGTATCTCGACGCGACGAAAAGTACAGTGTCGTACTTGTTCTTGGTATTTACACCCATCTTGAACCTCGGATCCGTCTTCGGATCGACCCCGAAACGCTGCTTGATTCGATTTTCCAAGAATCGTCGTTCCCGTTCCAGGTACCCGTTCGTGTTGTTGTTGTTGACGACGTCGTCGGGTTCATCCACGTACGCGTCGTCGTCCTCGCTGTCGTAATTGCTCGGCAATTTGTAGTCCGGATCTTTTTTACCACTGAGGTCGATACCCGAAAAGTATTTCTTTTCGGCGCGCGTGAGTTTCGTCGTGTAGTTCGCGACGGCAGCCGTGTACTCCTTGATGTAATACTTGAGTTCGGCATTCGTGAGGGTCTTGGGCGTGTATGGAGCGTTGATCGTTCTCACGAGACCGATGCTCGTGTCCTTCACGCTGTCGTATTGCTTCTTCGCGTCCTTGTACGCGCGGATCAGGTTGGATGATCCGTTTGGTTTCATCGAAGCCAGCCGTTTCTTCTCGAGTCTGTTCAACTCGTTCATGATTTCGTTACGGCTCTTTTTCACGATCGCACCGTTGACCTTCTTGGTCAGCGAAAGCTTTTTCAACACGTTGATCACGCCCTCCTGCGCGCGCTGATTGTTTTCAACGTTATTCAAGCGCCTCTTCGCGCGCTCAATCGTGCTCGTGTATCTGTTGAGCTGGTAAACGTAATCATTTCGAACATTGTTGAACGTGTTCGTGTTCATGAACGGGTAATTCGCGCGATTGATCGATTTCACCCACATCGCCATTCTATTGTTTTTGGTCACCGGTGGGGTGTTCGCCGGGGGCAGTGGCTTCGGTTTGGGCTTGGGCGTGGGCTTGGGCTTCGGCGTGCTCTTCGCATTCTGGATGTTCCTGAGCAGTTCGTCGCGCGTTTTCTTCACGCGCTTACCATTGATCGTCTTCGTGAGACGCACCTTGGCACGCTTCGCCGCGTTCTTATTCGCATCGGTCGGCGTGTTCGTCGTTTTCGCGTTCGTCGTGTGTGTCATGTTCGACAGGGTATTCTTGATGTTACCGTTCGGGTGGTTTCGAAGACCCGATTTCATGATCTGGAATTTCATCACAGATTTCGCACTCTTACCCGCCGCAATCTTCTTGACACGGGCGATGATCTGTGCCTTGGTCGGGTTCTTGTTCATGAACTCCTTGAAACGTTTTTCTTCTGTCGCGCGCGCGGACATGGATATTGTATAATAATACCATGTGAAAAAAACTGAAATTTCATTTTTCACGTGACGATACACGAGTCCCACACGTGTCGTCGACGGCGTCACACCGCGACGCGACGCACCATGTCCCAAGACCCACTCAGAATGTCGTATTCCGCGACGTCGGTGCGAGACCTCATCGCGCAAGTGGAGGAACAGCGTCGTATTCAACGGGCAAAGGTAATTAAAGTTTTGAAACCATAGATTTGTAACATGAGTAAGTCGGACATTTTGTTAGCGAGTATCGACCAATTCTATTCACATCCGTCCCATCGCGAAAAATTGTTAGCGATCCTTCACAAGAAGAGTCACATCTCGTTGCGGAACATCGAATGGTTCATCACGAATTACTCGCGTAAAAATCACACCCACTACGAGATCGACGGCAAACCGTTCGTCGTGCACTCGGCGTATAAGTCGAGTCTCGACGGGTTCAGCAAGGCGTTCTTCGACCCGTTCGCGCGGAGCAGTAAGATCTCGTACAGGGTTCCCGGGACGGAGGAGGACATCAGCACCACCGTGGCGCAGTTAAACTTTTTGCGATGGTGCATACGGAGCAAGTTATTGGATTACATGGAGACCAATCGTTTGGCGCTATTCAAGAAGTGATCGACCTTGTTGAGCTTTCGAGGTTTCACCGGTCCCAGATTTTTCGGCACGTCGAGCGTTTTCTCGATCATGGTCTTCTTGACTTCGCTGTCGCGCGTGCCGCGACTGCCGACGATGTCCATTTTCCCACCCTCAAATAGGAACACCTCGAGCGTCGTGTAGTACAGGTGTAGACTGTACGTGTAATCAGAATTTTCCAACGTGCACTCCATCTTCGTCTTATTTCCCTGTAATTTCTCAAAGTCCAGGTAACCGCTCGGCTGCGCGTTCCCGGGATACGTCGCGAACGCGTACGTGTACAGGTTCCGGATCGGACGCGACAAGTACTTGTGTTTGGGCATGAGCCACTTGTAGAACAAGTGATTCGTGCTCGTCGAGTTCGGAAGCGCGTTGCCTTGAATATAAAATTTCGCCGTGTCCATGATCGGCGCGAAGAACGAATACACCTCGTCGTAGTTGAGGTTGGAGGAAAAATTGAATCGGTTGTGGATGTAATATTTTCCCTCCTCGGTCTCCCCCGCCTCCTTCACCAGATTCTCCCGTTCGAACGCGCTGTTACGGAAGAACCAGTGCATGGCTTTCACCGGACCGTTCGGCACGAGCTCGTTCTTCACGAACGGTTTGCCGACTTCGGTCTGCACGACCGGGTGTTTCTTCGCCACCGACGTCACGATGGTTTGTCTTCCGCGCATGAAATACAGACGCTCCTCGGGCGTGAGCGTGATCTCCTCGGTGATGATGTTGAATTCCGACAGGGTCACGGTACCCGACGAATCGGTGAAAAACGTCTGTGGGTACCACTCGAACTCGAACTCGATCTTTTGTTTGTGAATCGCGCACGTCGGGAAAAAGGGGCGGTTGGGTTCGATCACCGAGTGTTCGTCGCCCGCGTATCGTCGACTGAAGAAGAAATTCAGCGGCACGATCACCTGGGTCGCGTACGCGTTGATCTCCGAGTTCAACTCCGAACTGTCGAACGCCAACGAACGATTCGTGAGAAAGCGCGAGGCGACTTTTTCGGAAATCTCTTGGTACAATTCGTCGTAAATGATTGCCCAGTCGGCGTGAAAAATTTCCACAATCTGTTCGTCCACGCGCATGGTGACTTTTCGAAACATGTGTCGTCCGATTTGATCGCAATATTTGCCGTTGGGGAGCGCGGGCAAACGGAAGCTCACCCACATGTTCGACAACAAGTCGCCCATGTTTTGGGGTTCATACCTGACGATGATTTTCTCCCCGAACGGCCACGTCGGTTGGGCGGTGCCGGGTTTGTTTACGTTTTTCGAGCGATGGTACTTTTGAAATTGCGAGTGTTGTTTGTTCGCGTAATGGAACAACGAGTCATCGGGTTCGCCGCTCAACAAGAACGTGTCCTGTGCGCCGATGGCTTTGAGTGCGATCTTCGCGGCTTCGCCACCACTCATTCCTAGTCTTACGTTACAAATTTTTAAGATCCGATTTCCACATGTCCACGGGTTCGGTGTGTTCGAGGACGTACAACTCATTCTTCATGTGCTCCGAGGATTTCACCAGATCGACCACGGCTTCTTCCGTGCACTGATTCAGCGTGATCCTGAGTAAGTAGTCGTACGTGTCGTCGACGGTGGGAAACTTGTGCGCGCGCAGATCGTCCACGACGAGCGCCTTCTTCCGACCCAACACCTCGATCTCGCGTTTGAGCACCATCTTCATGAAGAGCGATTTACACTCGAGCACGCGCGACTCCCGTCGCAACGTTTTCACCAAGTGATCCTTCCGACGCTTGTAAAATATCAGTCGAGTCTTCATGAATTCCATGAGCACGTCTTCGGGTGTGGCGAACTTTTTGATCCCCGAGTCGGGGTGGAACAAGTGCATGTTACTCACGGCGACGGACTTTCGCAAACCAAAGTCTGCGTACGGGTCCGATCCGACGTACCCCTGAATCGTGAAATCCACGTCGTCGGTCGAGCTGTTGTTCGTGTACCCGGTGATGGTCTTGTCTTCGATCATGGCGTCCAACTGTTCCTTGAACTTTTGCGTCCACACGCCCGGTGGCAACTCCAACACCCGACCGCGTTCCCAGATCCCCTCGGTCGTCCACGCGTGTTCGCCGCTCTTGAACACTCGACCCTTAAATCCCTTGAAGAAAGGGACGAGTTCGGTCATGGAGTGCCCGTTCAACGCGCGCAAGATGTTATCTCGAATTTGCGTCGGGTCGAAGGATGGAATGTCACACGAATACCCCGTGCCGACGCCTCGAGCGCCGTTCACCAACACCGTGGGAAGAATGGGTGCGAAGAATTCCGGTTCGACCGCCTTGCCGTCGTCGATCACGGGGGTCAAGATGTCGTCGTCGCGTTTGTCGAAAATCTTGCGCGTCACCGGATTCAGTCGGGTGTAGATGTACCTCGTCTGACTCGCATCTTTCCCACCCATGAGTCGAGATCCGAACTGTCCCGAGGGCATCAAGAGATTGATGTTGTTCGAGCCGACGTAATCCTGTGCCATGGACACGATGGTCTCCGCCAGCGACTGTTCGCCGTGATGATACGCGGTGGCTTCGGAGACGTACGCCGCGAGCTGCGCCACTTTCATGTCCGATCCGAGATTTCGAAGAAAGCACGCGTGTAAGACTTTTCTTTGACTCGGTTTGAGTCCGTCCATGAGACTCGGGACCGACCGTTTCAGATCGGCGATGGAGAAGTTGACGAAATCTCTGTGAATGAATTCCGTGACGTCCACTTTTTGCATGTTCCCGTAGGGCAGGGGCGTCGGCGGCGTCGCGGTGTTGACCTGGATGAACACCTTGCGCTGATCCGCCAATTTCTTGTCGAACGCGAGGGCGAGGGAGTCCGACGCGTCTCGATCGAAATTGAATCGAATCGATAATCGATCAATCTCTCGAAAATATTCCTTCGCCTCTTGGGTGGACGACGTCCCGAGTCCTTTGTAGTGCTTGACGTTCCAGTTTCCAGTCTTCGTCGCGTCCCACTCTCGGTACGTGAGTTCGTTGAAGAACGTCTTGACGACGTCTTTCCCCTTCCACGCTTTTTTGATCGGGGTCACCATGCTCCACACGAATCCCAGTTTCAGGAGCGACGGCCAATAGCACTCGATCATGTTCACCAGCAGCGCCTTGATGTGCGAACCGTCGTGATCGGCGTCGGTCAGAATCAGGAGTCGTCCGTACCGCAACTCGCGAAGATCCGTGTACACCTTACCCTGTTGCAGACCCAATATCTTCTTCACGGACGTGAACTCTTCGTTCTTCTCCAACGCGGACACCGAGGCGTCGCGCACGTTTCGAAATTTTCCACGCAACGGGAACACCCCGTAGTGATCGCGACCGGTCACGGAGAGACCCGCGATCGCGAAACTCTTCGCGGAGTCACCCTCGGTGAGAATGAGACAACACTTGTGCGAGTCCTTCGTGCCCGCGCGATTGGCGTCGTCCAGTTTGGGTATGCCCGAGATTCGACTCTTCTTCGCGGAGCCGTCCGTCTTTTGCAGCGCCTTCATCTCTTTGAAGCGAGACAGCGCGGTGAGTTCGTCGGCGACGCCGGTCTTCAACACGTTTTTGAAAAACGTCTTCGTGGTCGGTTCGAATCGAGACCCGAAATCGACCACTTTGCTCGTGCACTCGCTCTTGACTTGACTGCTGAAGCTCGGATTTTCCAACGTCGCCCGAACGAAGACGTGCAAACAATTTTTCACCTGGGTCGGTTTGAGTTGAATCTTCCCCTTCATCTCTTCGAGGATCCCTTGCGTCACGACGTGCACGACGTGGTCGACGTGTGACCCACCGTTGGTGGTGCATATCCCGTTCACGAAACTCACATGTTGGAAACCGTCCGCGCTCGGTCCGACGGCGACCGACCATCGATCGGTCTCGACGACGCACACTTTCTCGATCCCGTGCATGGCGGCGTATTTTTGTAAATTGAGTCGTTCGAGTTTTTCGCCTTGCCACTTGAGTTTGCAGTTCGAGCTCGTGCACACGGCGGCGTCCCAACACCGCTTCTTCACGATGTGCACGAAATCCTTCTCCAGACCCGACATGCCGAATCGAGACCAGTCGGGTATGAAGGTCAACGACACCGATGACGTCGCCCCGGAAAAACTTCGAATGTTTGGTTTCATGCACTGTCGCATGTTTTCCGTCCAGTGTTGATTGTACGTTTTCTTGTTGACGTGATCTCTGATCTTGATCGAAAACTGCTTCGAGTACACGTTACACAGTTTCGCCCCGTAACCGTTTCGTCCACCCACGATCCGTTTCACCGAATCGTCGTAATTCGTGCTCGTCATCAAATGTCCGAAAATGAGTTCTGGGTTGTACAACCCGTGCGTCTCGTGGACTTCCACGGTGAGTCCGCCCAGAGGTCCGTTGTTCTCGACCGTGATCCCACCCGTGGTCTCGTCCACGGACACGGAAATCGTGTTGACGTCCTTCGGGTAGAGTGCGTTGCGATCGATCGCGTTCACGAGGAGTTCGTCGAAGATTTTCAACAGCGCGGGACTGTACGTCAAAACCCGTCTGTCCAAGGTATCTCCCTCGGCACCCACCACCCATGCCTCTTCGGTGATCTTCGACGTCGATCCGACGTACGTGTCGGGGCGAAGCAGGATGTGTTCGATGTGATCGAGTTTGCGCACGGTCTCCTTCATCGCGGTCCAAAGTTTTCCGACGACCTGAGTCTGTGAATGAAGCGCGCGCACATGTCCACCCACACCTCGAGCTCCGCGCGCGTGTATCCACTGGGTTGTGGACGTCGAAGTCGGGTTTTACCAATCTCACGATCTCGTATTATCGATGGGTTACACGCGAACGTCAGATCGAAACACGACATACACGTCGGGTAGACGCGCCCACCTAATTTCTTGTATCGGAGCAAATTTTGTGCGAATCTTTCTTCGCCCGGGACGAAGTCCATACATAAGTCCCACAACATCTCATCTTCGTCGTCGTCGAAATCGATCTCCACGTTCAAGGGACATCGACACAGATAACACGATCGCTTCCAACCTACGTATATCATATCATACACACGTCACGCGCGATGTTTTTAATTAAAGGGATCACGAGAGGTAACGGTAAGTAACGATGGCGCTTGAAAATTTCGCGAACACGCTTCGCGACAAGAATTACAAACCGTCGACGATTCAACTGTACGTCGCGAAACTCGAACAAAGCGGCGTCGACCTCGACGACCGCGGACGCGTGCACCAGGTCGTTCGCGGACACATCTTCGGTGATCTGAACGGGCACACGTACCGAAGCCTGCGTCTGTACGAGCGATTCCTGAACAAGAGCCCGATTCGAACCATGCGTTCGACCAAAGGCGCGTCTCGACTCACCGCGCGACAGGCGTGTCTCAAGATGAAGACGCGATCGGACGTTCGTCGCGCGTGGTGGTTGATGTGTCACAAAGGCTACGCCCCGAGCACGGCGACGTTTTACACGAAATGTCAAAACAAGATCGACTTCAACAAAAACGGTCGACGCGCGCGCGTGGCGTTGCAAGACTACGACCCGGGTGTCGCCATGATGATCGACGACCCGGTCGTGATCGAACATTGCAGAAATTTATCCATGTAATAAATCAGAACACGATGTTCCACTACCTCTTACTCGTCGCGTGCGTCGCCTTCCTCATGTCCCAGAACGGTCGACGCAACAGACGCAAGCACATCGAGACGTTGATCAGACAGGCGGCGCGATACAGCACCGCCGCGCTCCAGGACGAGAGTCCGATCATCGCCCTCTTGCATGCGAACTACAGTGCCGCGTACTTCTACGCCCTGCGCGACATCGCGAGCGAGGACGAGATTCACAACGCCACGGGCATCGACGTCAAAAAATTCAAAAGACACATCACGGCGTCCCAAGATGCGGTCACGAAAAAGGTGCACGAGATGTGTCCGACCGTTAAAGGAAAAGTTGACTTATACCTCGCGGCGATCGGGGGCGAGGCATAGGAGGAGATGGACCCGAAAAAGAAAGAAGAACAATTTAAAAACGCCGTGATTCGAGTGCGAGAATCGTACGCTCGAATCAAGGCGAAACGTGATCAGTTGACGACGAAAAAAATATGAGTTGATTGTAATACTACAACACAATGTTCTTAGACCAAGAACAACTTCGACCGGTGATCCTCGCCATGGCGATCTACTTGGTCGTCATGGCGTTGGTTCCCAAAATAGCGAAGAAGCCGACGGGTGTGAAGGTGGTTGACGAGCTCGTCATGTATATTCTCGCCCAGCGCGATCAGATGATGTCAGGCGCCATCTTCTTTGGTCTTCTCACCCTCGCCACCGAATACGCGCGTAACGAACTCATGTGAGATGTTTTCCTTGGACACCATCGTCTTCGTGTGTGAATGATCCATGTATCGCAGACGCTTCAGGTACGCGTCGCGCATGAACGCGCGCAGCTGTTTCGGACATGGTTTACCCCACACCATACCCTTCAGGAACAAGAAATCGTCGCGTTGAATCTCTTGCTTTTCGCACTCGATCGTGTACGGCGTCTTCACGTATTCCTTGGGTGCGCCGAAATCGGTGATGATGACCGGTTTGTCCCGAATCGCCGCCTCGATCGCCCCCATCCCCGCGCCCTCGCTGTTACTGAAGTTGACGTAACAATCGCCGGTGTCGTGAATCATGTCCAACTTTCCATCGCTCAACACCCCGTTCACGACCTCGACGTGTTTGTGTTGGATCGTCACGTCCTGATTACACGTCGCCTTGATCAACAGGCGCGTGTCCGGAAATTCCAAGTTCAACTCGATGAACGCCCGAAGGATCTCGAGAAAATTCTTCCGGTGATCGTCTCGAACGTTTCCGATGTGATAAAACACGTACGGTCTCTCGGGTATGTGCACGGGTAACACGTAAAACTCCGTGTCCGGGAATTGCTTGGACAGGACGTCGCGACAGAATTCGCTCGGCACCGCGCACCGATCGAAGTGTGCGAACATTTTCCCATACTCTGGGTGCACCGTCTCCGTCTCACACACCGTGTAGAGTTCGAGGTGTTTCACTTGGGTCTTGCAGTACGTGATGATGTTTTCGAAAGGTCCGGCTGGTATCAGGAACAGGAGCGCGCGTTCGCATCGCGGCAACGCCAAGGTGTTGTCGCTGTACGAGTAATATTTCGCATCGGGGAACAGGTCGGAATACTTTCGACAGTGTTGCCCGATGCCCGATTTCAGGGTGGGTCCGATGAACGCGTCGATCATGGTTGGTAATAAATTCTCTGCTTTAATTATAACTACAAGATGGACTCCCTCAAGGAAGAACTCGAACAGGAAATGGCTCGCAGTCGCGTGGACAAGACCACCCTCTACAACACCCTTCTCAAGATGGTCGAACTGATCGGTGAAGGCGGTGGGGCGAAAAGTGTCGCAGGACCGAAGGGTCCAAAGGGTGATCCGGGTGTTCCCGGACCCGCCGGACCCGCCGGACCCGCCGGACCGGCGGGCACGTGCCAATGCAAGTGTGTTTCCACCACGGGCTCCGCGGCGTCACAACCGCCGAAGAAGGTCGCCGCCAGTAGTACCAAGAAGACCGCGGCGACGAAGAAGTCGTCGTCCGCTAGTCCCGATGCGTGATGTCATCGAGTAACATCCAAAACAACGCGACTTGGTAGGACATGAAACACGCGAGCGTCACGCCGTAGTCGAAATGCCAATCGTGCGATGTGTTCCACACCGCTTCGAAAACACTACACCCGACGGGTATCATGAGGTGTTTCTGAAACGGTGACGACTCGATCTCGTCCACGTGCGAGGACAATCCCTGGACGTACGCCAGGGCGGTGAACGTGCCGAGCACGGACGACACCGCGGGTTCGGTGCCGAGGGTGGCGTAATACAGACTCAACACCGTCCCCACGCGACCGGTCTTGAGTTTGAGTTTTTGTTTAATTTTGGGATACGAACTGCATCTCACGAGGAGCGCCATAAACCGTTAGCGTCGCTCCACTTTAAATCGAACGTCGTCCAAAATTGACCCACGCGATGAACGCCGCGATGATCACCGCCACGACGGCGTACAGCGTGGTCGCCGGACGTTTCCCTTTGTGTGTCGGTTTGTCCGGAAGCCGTCGAACGTTCGAGTTCAGTTCGTCGATCTTCCCGTTCAATCGCTCGAGAGCGTCGAGGATTTGTACCTCCTTATTCTTCGGTTTCTGTTTGTGGTCTCGCGTGGTGATTTCCAAAATCATGTGAAACCGCGCGTCCGGTTGGAGCAGGCGGTAATCCCCGTCGTCTTGGAACTCGTACACGCGAAACCGAATCTGACGAAGCGCCGTGGGCGTGAAGAAATTTTGCACTCGCGCGTGCGCTTTCCACTGTTTGTCTCGCACGAGAATGCCGTTCGACCCACTGTAATGTCTCTCCAGCGGCACTCGCATGAACAACATCCCATTTCTCGCGTCGTGAATCTGCGCCACCGACGGTATGTCGTCGGTCACCACGTCCACGAATTTCGCGACGTCCGTGTTCGACGCCGTGTTCGAGGTATCACCAATCTGTGTGATGTAAAACTCCACGCACCTGATCCCGATCACCTCGCCGAGATTCTCGACGTGAAGTTCATTCAAGTCCACGGTGAACGTGTTGTTCGTCGGGTAATATTCCGAATCTATGTTCACGTACTGGACGCGACGCGGCAATTCATCCGGTGAAACCAGTCGTTCGACCATTTCTTATACATGATTACTAAAATAAATCACCTCAGACCGCGACGCACGGCGACGTGATGTTCGACGTGGCGTTGGATTTCCTCAGGGGCGTGTTCGCGCTGGACAGGGGACGGGACGACGACGTCGAAGAGACGTTCATCAAGATCATGAACATGCTTAAGAGATAGTTTGTAATAGTACGCACGCGCGCACCACCATGTTCACACCACTGAGATATTTGACCGATTTATTCCGATCGCGATCCCCACCCATCATACCCTATAATCAAGACACGGAATTGGTAGAAGCCGTGAACGAGGTTGGTGAAATCATCATTCTCGAGATTCCCATCAGGGAAAAAAGAGTCTCAAGCCCCCTGTATCTTTCCCCGCAGTTTCTGCTTGAACCGTAGACACACGCGCGCGCCATGACCGACTACGACGTGTTGACCGACCTCTCGAACCTCAGCCTTTTGGAGAAACACCGCCCGCCGAAGATCAAGATACCCCAGGTGGTGTCGATCCCTTCGTCGTCGTCCGCGCCGATGTACGACACCGAATACCGGCGTCGAGCGCTCGTCGACTACTTGTCGCACCTGAACGTTCGAATACAAAGTATCCGTTCGCGACTTTTGACGCTTCACCCGAAGGACACGGTCGACCGCGAGTTCGTCACCGAGGCTGTTCTCGAGACCGCAGCGCGCTACGGACTCGGGAACATCCGCGTTCCTCGGGCGAAGGGGTTGGAAGAAGCCGGCGTGTCCGTCGGCGACCGTCGCGCGTTTTACCAGGCGCGTCTCCGCGAGCACAACGAAAAGATTGCGTACACGCGGGCATCCCTTGAGTTAGAACTCGAGGAGCTTCAGTGCGTGCGCGAGCAAGTGCTCACGGAAATGTCTTCTTACACCAAATCTCATTGATGTTACCGAATGGGCTAAATTCAAATAAAAAGTGAATGAGAGCACCCGTGAAAACTAAGAGCCACTTGGTGCTGATACCAGAATTTAGCTTGTCTAACGTGTAATACACTACGGCATTTACAATACCCACGACGAGCGCTTCGAACGCGACGGTGCCGACCGGACGCATCATCGTGTAATCATGGTGAGAATTTTTTCGTCTGTCCGTCAGAACCCGACCCGTCGTCGTCATGCGCGACCTCGACACCTTACGCACGTCGTCGAATCAAGACGTCGTCTACGCCCTGTATGAGACGGTGGAGAACGTCAAATCCACGCTCGACAGCGACGCGTACTGCGACCTGATGAACACCGTGCTCGTGATTCGCGAAAGGCTTCACCTGACGTCCTTCATGGACGAGTTCGAGACGGAGGTTACGTCACTCGATCGCGAGCACGCGCCCATTCGGATCGGTGCCGGACCGATGCGGAGCGAAGCGGACAGACAGGAGCGCCTCATACACGCGCTTCGCATCAAACACGGGATCGAGCAAGACTTGGTGGAGTTGCGACGAACGTTCCGGGAGGGTCGATCGACCCTGTCGAGGGCACACGAAAACATTTTGAAAACCATCTATCAACTCGAGCGACAGCAACTGCTTATAGAGGAACACCCCATAATATTGTAAGACGCATGAAATATGTGGCATTCGACACCGAAACTACCGGGCGACCTTTGGAATTTGTTACGCCGACGAAACACAATCTCCACAATTACGAGGACGCCCGTCTCCTCTCCATCGCCGCCGTGGCGTTCGACGACGGTGAAGAGGTCGACGCCATGTACGCGGTCGTGCGCCCCGACGGGTTCAAGGTTGGTGCGACTGAAATCCACGGCATCACGGAAGAAGAGGCGTATTCGAGTGGACGACCCTTCGCAGACGTGATGTCCGCATTCGTCTCGTTCGTGAGTCGTCACGGCAACGGTCCAATGGTCGCGCACAACAGCGCGTTCGACGAGAACATCGTGAGCGCCGAGATGCTTCGCCGCGGGTACGACGACGACTTGGCGTGGTTCCGATCTCGCACGTTCCTGTGTACGTTTGGTCTCTGGAAGAAACGAAACTTTTGTCGCACGGGTAAGTTGGTCAACTGTTACAAGGAGTGCATCGGGGGTGAATTCGACGCCCATCACGCCCTGTTCGACGCCCGCGCGTGTGGGGAATTGTTTTGGTACATGCGTTCGAATCCGATCGAGTTACCGGTGTCCAACATCGATGTCCCCATCGTGCACATCAACGCCTCGGACGTGGCGACCGCCGTCGGGTGTGGGATCAAAGATCCACAAGAATTGGTCAAGGAGCTGTGGAAGAAGCACTCGCCGCACACATTCACGGACATGACTCGCACGGAGAAGGTGCAGGAGATCGCGCGCGCGAACAAACCCGTGCAGACGTTGCTCAAAAAATTCACGAATCATCGAGCGGTGTCCGTGGACGATCTCAAGGATAAAATTCAAGAGGTCATGTCCGTGTGCACGACGGAACACCTTCGACCGGTGAGAGATCACCTCACGAGTGAATTGAATAAAAATTTCGCTCGTCAGGATGGGAGTCGACCCAACTTTTACAACAAGACCATATGTACCATACAGGGGACGAGGTATCAGTTGGTGGGTGTTCCGGGACAGGTGGTGGACGACACCTTGATCCAAAAAAAGAAACGAACCAAGAAGCTGTTCAATCGTCTAGTGCCGTACGAGGAGGTGCAGTGTCGAGTGTACCTCGAACTACTCAAGGAGTCCGTGCACACGTGTTGTCTGGTCGAACAGTTCAACGGTCGACAGTCCACGCAGGTGATCCATCGCGACTCGATGAAGTGGTTTGAGATTTTGTCCGACCTCAAAAACTTTTGTCGCTACTTCCACTCGCGTCTATCTTTGGTTAAAAGATGACTTCGTTGTAATCGCATGTGGAGCCTCTCGATCCGTAGTCCCTCGGACACCGCGGTGCGACTGGCTCGAAATACCGTCACACACATCGTGACCCCCCTGGCTATATTGTACACGGTCTTGTATGCGTCGGAATACGTGTACTATTCACAGAGGTGTTCTCGGATCGACCGGATCGGAAGCCCCGTGTGCGAATACAGTCACAAGTTGTTCGTCAAGACGCGGTCGCTGATATATACCTTTATGGACAATGGGCTCACTACTATAGGGACGTTTGCCCTGAGTAGATTTCTGAGCATGTCCTCGAACAAAACAGAATCTTCCCCGTCGACGACGACGCCCCCCGCGTTTTGCATGCCGACGTCGTCCACAACCGTACCCACCGACCCGTTGGGGCTACCCCCGTTCAGCATCACGTGATGGTCGACGAGTGTTGTTCGTCGTGCGGCATACCCTCGTGTGATTCGTGTAGGATATTCGGTGACCGCCTACCCAAGAAGGAGATAGAGGACGCCATGGAGACGCACAGGTGGAGGTGTTACGGACAAAAGAAGATTGTGAAGGGGGGTGTGACTATCTCGCGCAAGTATTACAAGTGTTTGCGATGCAAGACGTTCGGGAAGTTCACGCGTCGCGTGTGTCGCGATACGTATCCGAACAAAAAGGTGCACTGGCACCCGTTAGTCGGTTCAGTCCTAGCCCCATGCGTTTGAAATGGAAAAAACTGTCTCATACCCAGTTGAATTTGAAAATCGTCACACCATGACGGACGCACTCCCCCTGCAAGACATCGTGAACGCCGTCGTCACGGCGATCAAGCCCGAACTCGACGCCCTCAGGGAGGCGATCACTCGCGCATCGCCGTCCTCGCGTAAGCGAAAGGTCGGACCGACGTGCAAGGGTGTCACCGCGTCCGGAAACCCATGCAGTAACAGTTGCGCGGACGGCACCGAGTTTTGCCGCATGCATTCGGTCGCGCGTCAGGAGCGAAAGAAGAAGGTGTCGACCGACACGGCGCCGACGGTCAAGAAGGAACCGAAGGAGAAGAAGATCCTCACCGAACACTCCCACCCGCCCCTCGAGACGGATCCCGACTGTGCCCCGTGCAAAGTTCATGGCGACGTTCTCACCGAAAGAGCCGTTGATAATTTTCACCTGGAAGAGGGTCTCGACGTGCGCTTGCAGGAAATCCTCGACTCATGTCCTGAGCTTATGAATCAGCCAATCGATTAACACGAGCGCGTTCCCGAGCGTGGCGACGACCTGTACAACGTCCTCCTTTTTCAATAACATCTTCTACTTCTACTTTCATGCATGTAATTCTTTCACGCTGAACGTCGCGAACGTCCCGTGCGTCTGATGAAGCTTGTCGACGAGGAACTGCGGCATCACGTGTCCTCGCACGGGGAAGAGGCAATACGATCCCATTCGTTTGTCCGCGAGGTAGTCCTCGATCTCCGATCGCGTGACCTCTCGACTGAGTTGTACGAGCGCGTGTCCCGTTTGAATTCGCATGTTAGACACGTAGTACCCGACGGCGGTCACGTACGAGTCGCCGATCTTGTCGCCCCACGACTTGGCGATCACGTCGTCGTGGTGCGTGTCGTGCTCTAAGAAGAAGGAGAGGTGCCAGTCGGCGGAGCGCGCGTTGGGGTTCATCGTGTCGTCCGCGTGCGTCGGAGAGTGACGTCGTTTAAAGATATTCCGCGTATCTAGGACAGATGTCCGCGTTTGAGTTTGACCACCGCGTGAAACGGATGTTTCGAGACAATTTACAATTGGCGTGGATCGTGCCCTTCAGTATGGTGGAGAATCTCCCGACGCTCTTCTCTGGTCTATTCGACGTCATCCTCGACGCGGTGACGATCGGGCGCCACTACCTCGTCGCGGTTCGAAACAGCGTCGTTAACATGAACGAATTTCACGCGCGTTACCGGGAAGACTCCGACGACGACGACGACTTTTCAGACACAGAATCCGTCTCCGGTGAAAGTCGCGTGAGCACGGCGAGTCGCATGTCTACGCGGTCGAGCAGCAAGAAGAAGGAGTGTTGACTGTGAAACACCAAGTCATGAACGCCTTCGTGTCACCTAAGATGAAGAGTCCGTACGTCGACGTCCACGCGTGGACGCGCGTCATCGCGTCAAGGAGTGACGCTTACATGTGAAATAAATTGTAATACTCATGTATAGAATGCGTACAATTCTCCTTGATAAGAAGATTGACGAATTGTGTGCCCTTCGCGCGAAACAACGGGCGCAACAACAACAGCCGTCGTCGTCGTCCAACGCGGGGCGTCGATCGAACAAACCTACGTTGACCTCATTCGGGTACGGTGGTCCGGCGACTGGTAACAGACCGACCGCGATCAGACTGTTACCTTCGAACATGCGTCGCGAGGCGCTGATTCGAGCGCATCAACAGGGGGGATGGACGTATGGGGAGCTCCTCGAGCGTCTGCGTTATATTCACAGCGTGCAACCGGCGACGAGGAGTCGCGTGCAGAATGACATTCAGTTCATAATTGACAATCCTAGGCTATTTGGTCGACAGGTTCGGCGTCGTCGATCTTAACTCATCGCCATCCCTATCATGCCCACGCAACACGCACAATACAGACAGGAACTCGAAAGAAGAACTGCCCCCACGGAACCATCGTCACTCGATTTTTTTGGCTTTTCTGGGACGTAGACCCCTTGGACACTTGGTCCCGTGTTTATCACCACGTCGGTACACTTTGCATGATCCCGATCGAGTTCGCAGTAGTTTTTCATGTATTGTTGCACTTCAGATTCGAGGAGGGTCCCCTCTTTCACGCCCGTCATTCCACACACGGCTTTACCCATCTCCGGTAAGTAATCTCGCTTTGCCGTTTTGGCTAACCGATGACCGAATTCGTCCTGACAGTCAGCGGCTTCGGGTGTCCCCGGAATACACAATTCCGTCCTTTTCATCAGGATTTTCTTGTCCAGACATCCCGACCTTCTGTTAGCCCTGATGGTCTCGTCGTCTGGGTCGTACGCTTGGACCATTATTTACATGTTGTGTATAAAAAAAATATACGTTCACACTCCTCGACGCATGCGAACGACCACGACGACCCGTGAACAGACTTGGAACAAATCGGCAAACTACCCGCTGAAGTTGTTCTTATGGCACTTGGGACACTTGTCACCCGTGTTCCAGGACGCACACGACAAGCTAAAGGTCATCGAGACCAGAGAGATCGTGAGGGACGGGTCGACGCTCACAAACGACGCACATGCCGTCTACGTGATAAACGTGTACTTAGAGGGACATAAAGATGATTAAAAGTTAGGTGGTCGGCACCCTATGCTTTCAAGAAAGTTGCACGCATGGAGTCGTGAGCACGCACACTCTTCTGCGTCTGTTTCGTCGAGGACCAGGTTACAGTAGTCACACCTGTCGTCGTACGAGTCTTTGTGTGGTAGGTAGTCCCTCAGTTCTTCTGCAATGTAGACTTTCAACACTTCATCTATACTTTTCAAAACCTTCTTCGCCTCTCTTTTCAGAGATGGGCACCCCCTTTTGAGAATGATGAATGCCTTTGCGTCCTCGACGGTTCGAGGTATCTTCAAAAGGTCTAGTTCACGTAGACGTTTATTCTCGATGTATTCACACTCGTCGTCGAAATCCATGTCTTCATTGATTTCGTCGAGGCGTGCACACGTACCCGTTTCCATGAACTCGTCCACTATTTCGGCGGAGCTTTGACCACACCCCTTCAGGTTCAGGATGTCCTTCCCCTTTTTGATTTCGAATGGTGCCGTGGTGAGCGCGTCCGCGACACGAGTGAACGCGAGTGATTTGTATGGTTCGTCTTCCCCGTACGCGTGAGCGAGGTCTCTGAATAGTGTCACTAGTTTGTCGTTCATGGTTGTCACGGTCGTCACGAAGTGAGGTACTTCATGAAAATTTTTCGGACTCATGGTTTTTTCAGAGGAGTGTGTGAAAATTTTCTCGACTTCATGAAATTTTTGGACACATGGTCTCGTGATCGGAGGAGGTCATGAAAATTCACTCGACTTCATGAAAATTTTTCGGGCTCATGATTTTTTCAGAGGAGTGTGTGAAAATTCTCTCGACTTCATGGGAGTCATGGGTGGTCTACTATTTAACAACTTTTTAGTCTAAAAAAACTCCACTCTTTTTTTCGAGGATGTTCCAAGAATTCACTCGACTTCATGAAAATTTTTCGGGCTCATGGTTTTTTCGGAGGAGTGTGTGAAAATTCTCTCGACTTCAGACTTCATGAAAATTTTTGGACACATGGTCTCATATGATCGGAGAGGTCATGAAAATTCACTCGACTTCATGAGAGACTCGTGATTCGTTAGGAGACGACTGACTCTTCACCGGACTATGTGGTGGGGTTTCAAACGGGTTGTTCTCTTCGTCATCGTCCAAGAAACTTTCATCGAGTAGACTGAACGTGTCATCTTCGTATTCGAGTTTTACCGATCCTATCGTACACGATGGACTGTCTATGCATTCGACTGTGTCTTGTACCGATTCGGAATCCGAGTTAGAAGCGGACTCTTCAAAATCGAAGAGTAATTTTCGGGCGACTGGTGACATGACGAGTTATGGCGTCGATCGTGACGTAAATCTCCGTATATGAATATGGTGTAAATTGAAATTTCAAAAATTCTAGATTGATCGGGGTCAGAAGGTGTATGCTACGTCATATCGTGCCTCGCGCGACACTGAGTTTTGTCTTACCGTTACATGATGAGAGCTACGACACGGGATATTATCACAGAAAAGTTGAATGAAATCACAAAATTGTGTGATGAGATAACCAGTTGCGATGACATGGACGATGAGTATGCGCAAGTGTGTCGGGACTTGGTATTCAAGGTGGTGTTGTGTATACAGAAGCTCGCGGAGCGTGCATCACGCCTAAACATGGGCGAACGTGACTAGTTGGAGGTTCACGAAGCTCATGGAATTCGACTGTGCCCAGTAGACGCCGCGTCGTCGTCCGGTGGGATAGACAAAAATACCCCTATACCCTAGTACGTTTTGACTATTGTCTTGTATTGTAGTAAAAATAATAGGAATTTCACGAAGCTCATAGAATTCGACTGTGCCCAGTGGACCATCGCGACGAGTCATGACTCATCGCGACTCTGCGAAACGTGATACCCATGTGCATACTGTTAGCCCGTGCATACTATTTGCCCATACACGACAATACTCGGACATTTGGAAAATACTCAGTCACGAAAATCCCCAGGACGCACACAAAATTAATTTCTCACATATATTTTGAATGAAGTTATACCCTAAACCCTAAACCCATACACTAGGGTTTACATGATTGCCATATTGAAGACCCAGATAGCCCCACTAGATTTGGAAGCCTAAATGAGACCAATAAAAAACC